CGCCAAAGAGTGTACGCAATAACCAAAGCAGAGGAGGAATAATGGCTAAATTAATTTATAGAGTAGAAACTTTATATAAGGGCAATCGTGTAAAAGAAAATATGTTTAGTAATAAAAAAGAAGCGTATGATTTTGCTAATAATCACAAAGGTCTTGTGTGGGAAAAAATTTATGCAGGTAAGGAGGAGGAATAATGGCTAAATTTAACTTAGAAAATTATGAAACAGTAGAAGAGAGATTAAAAGTATTCTGGAAAGACAATTCAAATGGTCGTATTTTCACAGAAGTTGTACACGAAACTGATGATGGTAGCTGCGTGACAATCAGAGCTTTTATTTACAAAGATGAAAGCGACACTAATCCAATATCTACAGGCATAGCACAAGAAACAAAAGGTCAAGGTGGTTTCGCTAACACAGACGCGTGGGTAGAGAACTGCGAAACATCTGCTATTGGTAGAGCGTTAGCAAATTGGAAGTATCAAGGTAGCAATAAACCAAGACCAAGTGCAGAAGAGATGAGTAAGGTAGTTAAAGAAGATACACCTAAAACTCCTAGCAAAAAAGAAGTTGCACAGATTACCAACGATAGTGCAGAGAAATTTGCAGAAGATATTGGAGCAAACAAAAAATCTGTTGGCGACCAGCTCAATGACATCTTGAAAGAGATGATACCTAATGAGAAGAAGATGAAAGAAGTTAAGACCAAAGTCTATAAAGATATGGTTGAGAGTACAGAGGTTAACGAAGATGTTGATAACTGGACTAGCAAAGATATGGACAAGTTCTTAAACAGAGTAGAAGTATTCTTAGAAGATGAGGACATCATTGATGTTGTATTTGATAACGATACTGTTAAGACTTGCCCAAGTTGTAAACAAACAGGGAATGTTGAGGACAACAGAGAGAAGAAATCAGACCCTAAGTTTTCTAAGATACCTGACTTTGCATGTAGCAACTATGGTGAGAATGATGGTTGTGGTAAAGGTTGGTGGATAGGTAACGAAGACCTACCAACAGAATGGATTTAGAAAGTGCAGGGGAAATCTTTAATGTTAAGAAACTTAAAGAGAAATTACAGAAGAGGTATCCCAACTACAATTTTGATGTACCTCCTGTACCTGATAGGGAGTGCAAAGCACCAGTCTTATGTAAAAGCAAAGATAAAGTTAGGTACACAGACAGTAAGGGAAATCTTTACTGTGGACAAAGGTATAAGTTAACTAATGAAAGCAACCCATACGAATGGGAATGGAGAGTATGTCACGCCTTACTTAAAGAAGTTGAGCAAGGAAATGACACAAGTAAGCTACCATTTTGATTACGAGTTATGGGTTGAGTTCAAGAAAAGAGGAAAGACAAGATGATAGATGTAATGTTAAGCAAAGCAACAGAAGGTATGTTGATTGCAGAATTATTAAACAGAAGAAATGAAAAGGAAGTGCCTTTGTTTATGGGTAAAAGTATTTTATTGCCTAGTGGACAACAACAACTACTTGCAATACTTCCTAACATACAAATACTTACAAACACAAAAGAGGAAGAAGAGTAATAGACTTCATTCTTATGAAATACAACAAATTTTATGACATTGATTTGCCTTTTGGTGAAACTTATGAGCAACAACTGAAAGAGTTTTACGAAGGAAAAAATATAGAAGTTAAAACAGAGAGAGATATTTGGAAAACAACAGGTAATCACGCTGTAGAATTTAGGTGCAGAGGTAAGTTAAGTGGTATAAGTATTACAAAAGCAGATTACTGGGGAATAGTACTGACACTAGATAACAAAGCAGTAATGTTTTACATTATTCCTGTTGAAGAATTAAAGAAACTAACAAGAAAACATTACCACCTTAACAATATTGTAAGTGGTGGTGATGATAACGCTTCTGAAATGGTATTAGTTCCAATAAAAGAAATAGCAACATACTGTTTATAGTATCTTTAAGTTGTCCCAACCTTTTTCATTGACAGTAAATGTAAGTACACCAGGGTGCGACCACATACCACTTCTAGCAGTAAAGTCTATGGATTTATCTAAGCTAGGTGATTGAAACCAAGTTCTGTCACCTTGTTGCTTACTACGAAAGTGATGATAGTGACCTGTGATTAAGATTTGACACTCACCTGCAGGCAGAAATCCATACATCTGACCTTTCCACCAATTTTCTATCTTGTTTTCAGGATTGCTGCCTCCACCTGAAGTCATGTGTCCATGTGTCCAACCACAAGTTATGCCTTTGATGTCCATAACTTGATGGAAACCTTCAGGAACTTCTACTGTAACCTTTTTATAGCGTTCAGGATTAGCTTTCATAATCTCACCACATATCTGTAAGTGCATTGTATCTGTGTTATCTAATCTATTAGTAACAACCTGACCTTTCTGTGACCTAGAAGCCTCACCATGATTACCTGGTGCTCCTGCTAGTACAAGTTTGTCTGCGTGTGGTAGAAAAGTATCTACTGTTTTCATAATTAATGACCTAGCCAACGCATATTGCTCTATCATTGTCAGTTCAATGTTAAATGGTTGACTGTCATAAAAGCCATAACAGTTTTCAGTAAGGTCACCTAGTCCTATCATATATATTTCATCTATTTGGACACCTACCTTACGCAGTTCCTTAATTCTATTAACTGCATCTTGTAGGGCAACCTCGTAGCGTTTAAGGGTATTCTCAACGCCATAATCTTTCTTACCTAGCTGCCAATCAGCCATAAAAAATAAGAAAGCAGTATCACCACCATAAGTTTTAGGTTTTAATGTTGGTTTTTTCCTTGCTTGTTTGAATAATTGTTGAAAATACTTATCGTGTCCAGGTCTTTTCTTCTTTACAATGCCTTTAAACGCATAAAAAGTAGTAGTTTGTCCACCTTTTAACTGTGCGTTCCATGAACTAGCTCGTACAGAGCCTTCTATTTCGTAGATTTTAGGGTCAAAACCCCAACCTTCTAGTATTTGGTCGAACTTTTTCCTATAATTAGGGTCTGTTCCAACATGTGTGATTTCTCCCATGCCTGTCTGTTCATTTACTTCCAGACCTGGTTGCCAACCTGATTTGTAGAAGTTATTACCCCATTCTTCAGGTATATTTTTATTGGACATTTGTCCTCCTTTGCCCTGTCATTGACAGTTTACTACAAAGGAATGACAAAATCTATTACTAACTAATTTTTTTCTTAGCGTATGTTTTGATAACTGCAAGCGCAGCACCACCACCAGCTAATGCAGCTAACTGAAGTGTTTCAGCTTCTACACCAACTAATGGAGCAACTGTTAATGCACCAATGAACGCTTCAATGAATGTCCAAGCAGTACGCTCTAACATATCTTTTAAATCGTCACTCATTTTATACTCCCACGAATCAGACCAGGGTGTCCACCATACATCTTTCTTAAATGTACCATCTTGGTTTCTTGCTCTTTTAATTCTATCAAACATTATTGAATTAACCTCCCTTTCAACATAGCATTACCTATCAAAACATTTCCATTTATTTCTTCTAGCTTTTCATATACTGTGTTAGCTAACACTGTGTGGTCTTTAGCTTTATTATCTACTTGACCCTCTAATAATTTATTTATTGTTGTGTATTCTATGCTTACACTCTTGCCTTGTAGTAATTGACCTGCAACTTTTGCATACATTTTCTTATATGCTTTACCACTATGACCTATAAATCCATCTTTACCTAGGTCTAAATCTTGTTGTGTTTCTCCTACAATTAAACAACCTGAAGTATGTTCATCTGTATTACCAGAGTGTATAAGAATATAGGTAAAGTTAGGCACATCTTGTAAGTGCAACATACCATAGTGTGCATTCTTATATCTCTCTGAATACTTAGCGTGGAAACCACCTGTCTTTCTAAACTTAATATCATAAGTTCCTTCTGGTATGCAAGTTTCATGCATAACCTTTACTGCTTGATACTGGTCCTCTAATGTATAACATTCAAACAAACCATCTATAAACAACAAACCATTTGTTGCATCTGTTCCAAATTGTGTTCTAACAACTGTGAGTTTCACCTATACCACCTTCCTTACAGTTACATATATTAATGTGTGTACCCTTATCGTTTTTGTAAGAGCAACAAGTTACTTTCTGAACTTTATCGTTATCAACCATATACCTAAAGTTATTATAGTAGCTAAACCTGTGATTTGTCTTGCACTTCCAGTAAGTGTTAGTGTTGCAATAATTAAACCAACTAAAGTCCAACTAAGATTTAGTGTTTCCTTTATTGCTTCTACAAACCAAGCCCATAACTTTTTAATCATTAGCTTCTCCTAAATATAAACGCAGCCATACTAGCTATTCTAGTCAAGATTACAGGAACTACGACCTCCTGTGCTTTTTCTTTTTGGTCTTGTGTCATATCATCACCAATAGTAGATAAGTCTATCTCATCAAAACTTACAAAACTCTTAATAGGGTTTTCTAAGAACTGTTCAAACTGTATCTCTGTGACAACATCAGCAAGTGTGTAGTTCTCTACATCTTTGTTTTCAACTGCTCGTTCTACATATACTTCTACTGCTTCAGCTACCACCTCATCTGTTTTGACAGCTTCAGCAATAATTTCAACATCATCTTCTTCTACTTGTAACACTTCTGCAACAACAGCAACTTGTTCTTCTGATAAATCTTCTACATTTTCTATAGCTTCTTCAACAACAGCTTGTACAACTTCTTTCACTTCTTCAGTAGCTTGATTTAAGTTTTGTACACCTATGTCATTAACTTGTTCTATGACTTCTATAACTTCTTCAGTGGTGACTTCTTCTATGACAATATCTTCAATGACTTCTTCTACTTCAGCAACTTCCAAAGCTACTTCTTCTTCAGTAAGTTCTTCTATGATAACTTCTTTAGGAACTTCTACTTCCTGTACAACCTTGTCTTTGACATCTTCCTCTTGAACTGTTTCTTCTCTGATGATGTCATCTCCTGGTATCTCTTTATCCAACTCATCTTCTACAACTTCTTCTTCAATAACTATAACTATATCTTCAGGAATGTCCTCAAATATAATTTCTTCTTCTTCAAACTTAAACTCTTCCTCAATTTTCTCAACATCAATCTTGATTTCCTCTTTAGGAGTATCTTCTTCTTTGATAGGTTCAGGTTCTTTAACTTCATCTTTAGATTCCAGTTCAGGTACCACAACATCATCATCAGGAAGCTCTTCTTTGGTATCTCGTTCTTCATCAACAACTATTATAACTTCTTCTTTAGGTTCTTCTTCAGGTAACTTACAATCTCCACGCTCTATTTGTGCATCAGTCATATAACAACCAAACTTATCTTCATTAGCTTTACGCTGATTATCTCTATCAACTGTGCCATCTTCTACTTCATAAGTTTCATATTCTGCTTTAGAACCATCTTCCATTACAACTTCTACCTTTTCAGGTTCAGGAGGTGGAGGTGGTGGTGGAGGTGGCAAAGTTGTAGTAGTTGTTGTGGTTGTAGTAGTAGTTTCTTGCACCACTTCTTCTTTTACTTCAGGAACAGTAGTTGTAGTTGTGCTAGTTGTAGTAGTTGTATCAGGCACAGTAGTTGTAGTTGTTGTTGTAATAGATGTATCTACACAAGTAGTAGTAGGTGCAGTCCAATCTGTTTGTGTTTCATTAAATGGTATTTGGTCAGGTAAAGCTATGCTTCTCTCTACAGATATTGTACTGTAGCTGTTATCTGTGTCATTGTCTGACCTAACTCTGTAATAGAATGTACCTACTGGCAACTCAAAGTATGTTCTAAGAGATGTCAATGTAAAGTTATAAGTGTTCCAGGTGTTATCTGTATGACCAAAGTCTGTAGATACACAGTAACTACTAGCATCTACACCAGTAGTCATATCAAAAAATATTGTGTACTTGTTAGGTGGACTATCTTCCCAACCATCAGAACTAAGTATTTTAATTTCTAAGTATGGGTCTGCATCTGTAGGTGTAACAATGTTCTCTTCGTAACCATAAGGTTCTTGTGTTGGAACATGGTCAGCTAATACAGGCATAGGTATTAATAAAAATAAAGCTAAGAGAAGTCTTAGCATTACATTACAATCGCTGCAACAACTCCACCCAGTGCTACAAGTAGCGTTAGTACTTTATAAAACTCTGCTTTATCTAGTTTTGCATCTAGTTTTTCTTCTAATCTGTCAAGTCTATCAATGACCATATTGAGTAATTCCTTCTGTGTGTAGCCATTGTTGTTTGTCATTTATGGCAGGTCATCTTCCTGGATAGGTGTAATCCAATCCCATTCTTTATCCCAAGATTTACGATTATCCCAATCCCATTGACTTAGTCTTTTAAGATAAGATACAATCTCTTTTAAAAAATAACCTAATAAAAATCCTATTACGAAGTCCATAATTGGATTGTATCATAGGATTATTTATTAAGCAGGTTTTGGATTATCTGATTTAACTTGGGCTATATGGTCTTTCCAAGTAGTAGTTCCATTGACATTATCCCAGTACATCATATCTAACTGGTCTGCAATAGAACCATAACCTTCTTGCCTAGCTTG